ATGGGCTTGGTGCTGATATTGGTGCTGCTATTAGAGGAGCTGTACTTGGTGCTGAAACTCAGAAACTAGAAACTCTCAGGCTCCCTCGAAGGGCTGGCGGTGGTCCTGTCTCCTCAGGGCGTGGCTATCTGGTAGGTGAGATGGGACCTGAGCTGTTTGTCCCCTCCAGTGGGGGTGGCACTATCATCCCTAACAATCAGATGGGTGGGGGCGCGAAAATCAGTATCACTGTGAACGCTGGGATGGGTGCTAACGGTGCTCAGATTGGTGAGCAGATTGTCACAGCTATCAAACGGTATGAGCGCACCTCTGGCCCTGTGTTTGCGAGAGCCTAATGGCAACAGTTGTAGAGCTGGGAGCTGTTGAGGGGTTCATCCTGGATGACCCTGTGGCTGGTGTGTTGGATAATACTGTTTACACTTTGGGTGGTGTTGTGTTCAAGGACATCACTGACAGGGTTATCACTTTGAGCACTGATCGCGGTAAGAACAGGGACCTTGACAGGTTCAACTCTGGCAGCCTGAATGTGATTCTCAATAACGATGATCGCGCTTTTGACCCTAACTATGCGAGCTCACCTTTCGCTGGGGCTATTGTTCCTAGGCGTGCGGTGCGTGTGACTGTAGATGGTGTGCGTACTATCACCACCACGATTGATGACTGGAATTATTCTTACACTCCTGATGGGGATTCTAGGGCTGAGATTCAGGCTACTGATGAGTTCACTTTGCTTGCAAGGCAGGTGCTGACTGCTGGGACTGCTACACAGCAACTGTCTGGGGCGCGTGTGAACGCTGTTCTGGATATGGAGTCTGTGGATTGGCCCTCAGCTAAGCGCAACATTGATAATGGTGTGAGCACTTTGGGTGCTGATGTGTTCGAGGGTAACGCGCTGACCTATCTGCAGAAGGTTGCTGAGAGTGAGCAGGGGCTCCTGTTTGTGAGCAAGACTGGTGACCTGGTTTTCAGGGATCGTCTCGATGCCACACCCACCACTGCTAGTGTCGTAGATTTCGCTGATGATGGCACAGGTATTCCCTTCACTTTGACTGCAGTGAACTATGGCTCTGAGCTTCTCTATAACCAGGCGATTGTTACCAGCAATGCAGGCACAGCAACAGCTAACAACAGCAGATCCCAAACCGCTTACGGTGTGACCAGTGTGGAACTTGACACCCTCGTTTCCACAGATTTGCAGTTGCAGAACCTCGCTAACTTCCTTGTGCAAAAGTATGGGGATCCTGAGTACAGGTTTGAAACCATCAGGGTGAACCTGGACACTGTGGGTGCAAGCAATAAGGCAACCTGTTTGGGGTTGGAGATTGGTGACATCATCAATATCACTTTCACCCCTAACAACATTGGGTCAGCCATCCAACAGTATGGGCAGGTTATTAGGATCAATCATGAGATTGAAACCTCCAGGCATGACATGTTTATCAGTGTGAGTTCTCTCGACTGGACATTCCTGGTGCTGGATGACACTGTGTTTGGTAAACTTGACAGTAATAACGCTTTAGCTTTCTAGGAGACTCATGGCTGGCGCACCTGCTGGATACCGCACATTTACTGCTGGGGAAGTCCTCACCGCTGACAATGTGCAAACATTCTTGCAAGATCAGGTAGTGATGGTCTTTGCGAACAACGCTGCTGCTACTGCTGCGATTCCTTCTCCTGGGGAGGGACAGATGAGGTTCCTGAAAGACACTGACTCTTTGGAGTATTTTTCTGGGGCTTCATGGCAGGCTGTTGGTGGCGCTGCTGTAGGATTTGAGCAGACTTTCCTGCTCATGGGTGCATAGGAGAAACGGAAAACAATGGCTAGTTCTTACAAGGTTCTGGGGCAACTGGATATTACTTCAGGTCCTACCCTGACAGATCTTTACACTGTGCCTGCAAGCACTGAAACTGTGATTAGCACTATCACTATCTGCAACAGGGCGAGCGCTGCTGACACATTCCGCTTGGCTTTGCGTACTGACGGTGATGCAATCTCAGATAAGCACTACCTTGCTTATGATGTGCCTGTGGCAGCTAATGACACCACAACTTTGACTCTGGGTGTGGCTATGCAGGCTACTGATGTGCTGGGTGTATCAGGATCAGGTACTGCCTCTGAGCTTTCCATCAACGCTTTCGGTGCTGAAGTAACCGTCTAGGGGGGTAGCAACTAATGGCTGTTACTTCTATGTCGAGAACTACCCTCACCAGTCTGGGCAAGCGTAACAAAATGTCCCCTGCCACTGGTGGACCGTTCTCTGCTACATATCTTGTTATTGCTGGCGGTGGTGGTGGTGGCGGAAGCAACCAGGGTGGCGGTGGCGCAGGTGGATATCGGTGTTCGGTTAGCGGTGAGTCCTCCGGAGGTGGGGCTAGTGCGGAATCTCCCATTGCTGTATCCGCAGGTTCTTACACCATAACCGTTGGCGCTGGTGGTGCCACCGGCGGAAATAACGGCAACAATTCTGTCTTTAGCACTGTCACTTCTTTGGGCGGGGGATACGGTGGTGTGTCCAACAACGCCTCTGGTGGCTCCGGAGGTTCCGGCGGTGGAGGTGGTCGCTTCTCGAGTTCCGGAGGTGCTGGAACTTCTGGGCAGGGCTATAACGGCTCAGGCGGAATCGTTGGACCAGTGGACCCTGCTGGTGGCGGTGGTGGTGCCGGAAGCGCCGGAACGAACTCCAGTGGAAGTTCCGGAGGCACGGGTGGGGCTGGTGTTTCTTCGTCCATCACAGGTTCGGCAGTCACGCGCGCTGGCGGTGGTGGCGGTGGGCCTAGCGGGGCTGGCGGTTCCGGAGGAGGCGGAAGCAACACGACACCTGGAACCGTTAATACAGGCGGTGGTGGGGGGGACAGTTCCGCTGGCGGTTCCGGACTGGTTGTGTTCTCAATATCGAAAGACGCTATCGTACAGTTCTCCGCTGGTGTGACACATTCAGTCACTAGAATTGGGGATCAAGATGTTTATACTGTCACAGCCACTAGCACTACTTCAGAAACGGTGACGATAGCGTGAGCCACTTTGCCAAACTAGATGAGAACAATGTCGTGACCTTCGTGACCGTAGGGCGCCAAGAAGATGATGGTCTGGAAGCGGAACTCACCGCACGGACTGGCGATGTGTACCGGCAGACTTCATACAACACCTATGGCGGTGTTCACTACACAACCGATGATGACGGCAACCGTTTCCCTAGTGAGGACCAGTCCAAGGCGCTCAGGAAGAATTACGCTGGCATTGGTTTCACTTACGATGAAGCGCGTGATGCTTTCATTCCTCCTCAGCCTTTTGAGTCGTGGCTTTTGGATGAGGACACTTGCCTATGGGTTGCGCCGGTTCCTTACCCTACTGATGGGGAAGCGTATGTGTGGGATGAGGATGCTGGGGATTGGGTCGCTGTAGAAACCCCTGGGGCGTAGATCGTGAAACTCTCACAGCCCTGGCCTGAGGGTTACAACATCAATGCTCGAAGCCCTTATGGGTGGAGGGTTCACCCTATTACTGGGAAGCGGAAGTTTCATCATGGGGTGGATGTGGCGCTGCCTGAGGGCACAGAGTTGCGTGCTCCTGCTGATGGGGTTGTTGTCAAGAAGGGCTCTGGGGCTTCTGGCGGTTACACTCTGATTGTGAAGCACGCTGATGATGTGTTCACTGTGTACTATCACTTGGCTAAGCCTTCTCATTTGCTGGTGGGTTCGAGGTTTGAATGTTGTGAGGTGATTGCTCACAGCGGTAACACTGGTGCGAGCACTGGCCCTCATTTGCATTGGGAGGTTCGGAAGTCTGCACGCTTTGGTGACACTGTAGACCCTGTGCCTTTCCTTCAGGGAGCTCCCTCGGTTGTGCCTGCAGCGCTCAAGGTGGATGGGAAACTCGGCAGGGGCACTTGGAAAGCGTTTCAGACAGCGCTCAAGAACAAAGGCTTCTATAAAGGTGTGCCTGATGGTAGACCTGGTGTGATGACTTATAGGGCTGTGCAGGGCTGGGCTGGTGTGAAACAGGATGGCGTGCTTGGTCCTATTACTCGCAGGGCTGTGCAGGAGAAGCTGGGTGTGAAACCTGATGGTGTGTGGGGCAGGCTTACAATCTCAGCACTACAGAGGCAACTGAATCAGGGGCTTATCTGATGCCTGAGGACAACATGGAAACAGCTGGCGTGAAGGTGTCAATGCGCGATATTTATGCTGAGGTTCAACGGCAGGGCAGACTGCTGGAGAAAATTGCGAACAGCCTCCCTGACTCGGAGGACAAAATTGAGGACCATGAGCTCAGGATTCGGAAGCTTGAGATGCGTATGTGGCAGGCGATTGGTGGGTTTGGTTTCCTTGCTGCCATCGTGAGTCCTCTGATTGCGGTGATGACCGCGTGAGGTCTAACCCTAACTGGAGGATCCGCAGGAGGTATGTGGCAGCCTCCTGGGGGATTGGTGCTGTCATGATTGCCCTGGGTGCGCTTGCTGTGTGGGGCGATAGGATGGGGGCAGTGGACCTGATCACTGGTGGGGTGGCTCTCATCACCCTAGTTTTGGGGTCTTATATTGGAGGAGCAGTTGCTGATGATGCACTGCAGAAAAGGAGGAACCCTGATGGAGAAGTGGAATAAGTATTGGGCTTACGCTGGTGAGCGTGCAGTCAAGACT